TCAACCCTGAAGCCGATACTTGGCTCGCTATTGATCTAAGCCCTAGTAGAAAAGAAGCTGCCTTAGTAGCTAGTCAAAGACTTGAAGGTGATAGGTTTCAAGTCATATTGCTGCAGACTTGGCATAACCCTGCGAATCTTGACGATAAAGCAATGGCGAATGATGTAGCAGAATGGGTCAGAAAGTATCCAGTTCAGCTGGTTGCTTATTCAGCCAAAACCGCGTCAGCGGTCGCAGCTAGGTTAGCCCCTGCAGGAATAAGAGTCGAGCCAATAGATGGACTTGATTATGCCCAAAGCTGCGATGAGTTACTGGGAGCTATCTCATCACAGCGGTTAGCTCACTCGGGACAGGAAGAGCTGACCAAGCAATGCCTATCCGCCGTCAAGTTACCCTTTGGAGACGGCGGTTGGGTAATGGGTCGCAAGGTAAGTAATACAACTATTTGCGGAGCAATTGCTTCAGCTTTAGCGACACACTATGCAACGATGGCTGAAAGCGGAGTCGATATTCAAATAGTGTAAGTAGGCTCGCTTACAATGTAAGCAATGGGTGCTATAAGAGATTTTCTATTTCCACAGGTGCAGACGGCTAAACCTACTAAGGTTTCAGATGTTGCAGCCGCGCTAACTCCCGTCCAGATTAGCGATTCAGTTTATAATATTCTTGGCGGTGCAACTAATACTACTCGCCAATTAGCAATGAGCGTTCCATCCGTTGCCAGAGCTCGCAATATTATTTGCGGAACTATTGGCTCATTACCTCTTACCACTTTTAATCGCATAACTGGACAGTATGTAGATCCGCATCGCGTTATTAATCAGCCAGACCCAAGGGTTGCAGGATTTGTAATTTATAACTGGCTTGCTGAAGATATTTGGCTTTATGGTGCTGGTTATGGTCAAGTCTTGGAAATGTATTCATCCACCGATGGCGGTCGAGTTAGAGCCTGGACTCGCGTTAGTCCAGACCGCGTTACAGTTGATACAGATTTTTTAAATACTGAAATTACTGGATATAAAGTTGATGGCAAATCAGTTCCACTTCAAGGCGTTGGTTCAATCATAAGATTTGATGGCCCAGATGAGGGATTGCTTCACAGAGCTGGTAAAACAATTGCAGCTGCCGTATATCTTGAAAACGCAGCAGTTAATTATGCTAAAGAACCTGCACCAACTATGGTTCTTAAATCAAATGGAACTAACTTAACTGCCGAAAGAATTTCAGCTTTATTGAGCGCTTGGAAAACTGCGCGTCAATCTCGCTCTACTGCATTTTTAAATGCTGATGTGAATCTTGAGCAATTTGGCTTTGATCCTAAATCATTGCAACTTGCAGAAGGCCGTCAATATGTAGCGCTTGAATTGGCTAGAGCTTGCGGCATCCCTGCCTACTTCTTGAGCGCCGAAGCGACTTCTATGACTTATTCAAACGCGGTGTCCGAGCGGCGCTCATTAGTTGATTTCTCACTTCGCCCAATCCTTAAAGCGATTGAGGAACGCTTATCATTACCGGACTTCGTTCCAAATCCAGTAATGGTGCGCTTTGCACTTGACGATTTCTTACGCGGTAACGCATTAGAAAGAGCTCAAGTTTATGAAATTCTAAACCGCATTGGCGCGATGAGCGTTGAGCAGATTCAGCGAGAAGAGGACCTAATACCAAATGAAGGTTAATATGCCAATGGCAGTTACAGCTGCCGACACAATAAAGAGAACGATTACTGGAACTATTGTTACTTGGAATGAGCAAGGAAACACCTCAGTAGGCCCGACAATATTTGCAGCAGATAGCATTGAGATTAAGCCAGTTAAGTTGCTCCTTGAGCACGACAGAACTCGGCCAATTGGCAAAATGGTTTCTCACAATGTAACTGCTAACGGAATTGAGGCGACTTTTAAGATTGCCAATACTATGGCTGGAGAAGATGCCTTAGTTGAAGCAACTGAAGGGCTACGCGATGGATTTAGCGTAGGCGCTCAAATAAATGAATGGACAAATAACAAAGGCGTAATGCAGATTACTTCAGCAACCCTAGATGAAGTTTCTCTAGTTACTGATCCTGCAATTGATTCTGCTCGCGTAAGCGAAGTAGCAGCATCCGAGAATGAAGCACCAAAAGAAGATTCTGATTTGGCAACCGCTGATTCAGAGAACCCAACCGAAGGAGACCAAGTGTCCGACACTACCGCTCCTGCTCCTGCCGTTGAAGAAGCGGTAGAAGCAGCCAAAGTAGAAGCAGCAGCTCCAAAGCCTGCTTTCTACACAAGCCCTCGCCTTGAATTTACCAAGGCAAAATATCTAGAGATGAGCGTTCGCGCTGCTCTAGGAAATGACGATGCTCGCGCTTATGTTCGCGCAGCAGACGACACCACAAGCAATAACGCTGGTTTAATTCCAACCCGTCAGCTAACCGAGGTAATTAACCCTCTAGCAAATGCTGATCGTCCAGCAGTTGATTCAGTATCTCGCGGCGTTCTTCCAGATGCTGGAATGAGCTTTGAGATTCCTAAGCTAACTGCCGTTCCAACAGTTGGAGAAGAAGCTGAAGAAGCAACAATTGATGAGACAGGAATGACCTCTGAGTTCCTTTCAGTTTCCGTCAAGAAGTATGCAGGCGGACAAGAGTTCTCAGTAGAACTTCTCGACCGCTCTTCACCAGCGTTCTTTGATGAGCTAGTTCGTCAAATGGAATATGCCTATGCAAAGGCAACAGATGTCGCAGTAGTAACTGGCTTAATTGCTGGTGGAACAGATGGCGGAAACCGCACTCTTGATGCAGCTGGACTTCTTGACTTCGTATCCGATGCTGGAGTTTCAATCTATTCCAACACTCTTGGATTCGCACAAAATATCATCGCATCACCTCAGCAATGGGGCGCAATCCAGAATCTAGCTGATGCTGGCCGTCCGATTTATCAGAACTTGATTGGCAATATGAATCAAGGTGGAAATCTCGGCGCAGGTTCTGCAACTGGAAATCTTCTCGGTCTGAACTTCCGCGTAGATCGCAATCTCACAACTGGCTCTGGTGTTGGCGATAACACAATCATCATCATCAATCCAGAGGCTTATACTTGGTATGAGTCAAGCCGTTTCCGCTTGGAGACTGCTCAGGTAGCAACTGGTCAAATCAAAGTTGCTTACTATGGTTATGGCGCACTAGCAACAAAGGTAGGCGCTGGCGCTTATCGTTGGATGGTTGCGTAGTTAATTAAAAAAAGTGAGGGCCAGTCCGCTCCCGAGCTGGCCCCTCACCTAAGTGCTTGAAAGGATGACGAAATGCCTACGATAGTTACGGCCACAGAGCTTAGGACAATCCTTGGCGTTTCGTCATCCCTATATTCAGACGCTTATTTAGGCGACATAGTAGATGCCTCGGAGAATCTAGTTCTCCCAATGCTGGTTACTTTTCAAAGCAAAATTAACAAAGTAAAACTGACCAATAATATTGCTTATTTTGAGACTGCAACAATTCAAGAATTCACAGAAGGCCAATCCGTAATTATTACTGGCTGCGGAGCTCCTTTCAATGGCACTCACACAGTAACCGATGACGAAATTTCAGATTATGTATTTACAGTCGCAATCACCAATGCAGACATATTGGAAAAAAATATCATCCCAGCAGGAAACGCTGCGCTATCTGGATTATCGACCTATGTCGGAAACCCCAATGCTGAAGCTGCTATTTTGGCTATCTCCGTTGAAATCTTCCAATCCAGAACCGCCGCTGGTGGATCAATCGAAGGCGTAGATTTTGCAGTTACTCCTTACCGCCTATCTAAGAATTTACTCGCCAAAGTAACTGGCCTTCTAGGCCCTTATCTTGATGTTGAGACGATGGTGGGCTAATGCCAGCCAGCACAATTGCTACAGATGTTAGAGGCGCTATTAAGACCGCCTTGGTTGGCTGCACCGCTAATATTTATGACTCAGTTCCAGAAGCGCCAATAGTCCCAGCAATTGTAGTTATTCCAGACTCGCCCTATATGGAGCTTGAAGTCTTAGGCAAATCAACTACTCGCGTCAAATTAAATTACACCATAACTGCTTGCGTTGCGTATTTCAGCAACGCCGCTGCTCTGGACAATTTAGAGCAATTAATTATCAGTATTCTTGGAGCGCTAAACGCTTCCAAGTATGAGTTATCGATAGTCGAAAGACCTTCAGTAACTGAAGTTGGAACTACAACCCTGCTAGTTTCAGATATTCGCTTGAGCGTCCGCTACGAGCAAACCGCATAGGAGACCCAAATGCCAACAACAGTAATAACTGGGCGCGATGTGACATTCACACTCGATGCAGCATCGTATGACGCCCAGACAACTAGCGCAGTCCTAAGCTGCGACACAATTATCGAGACCTATCAAACCCTTGATGGTCGCGCTTATAAGTCCGTAGATAAGCAATGGACTTTTACACTTGAGCTACTTCAAGATTGGGGAGCTGCAAGCTCTTTATTTGAAGCGATGTGGGCTGATGCAGAATCTGCACCTAACACCACACTTGCAGTTTCATTTACAGCAGTAACTGGCGCAGTATTTGCTTTCAATGTATTGCCAATCTTCCCAACTGCTGGTGGAGCTGCTCCTGGAGCACTTACCGACACTTGGACGATGACAGTAATTGGAACACCAACAGAGACCTTCAGCTAAGAGATCGGAGCATCGGGAGCTATGAAAATATCAATCACAATTAAATATAACTCTGGCGAATCAGTTACTTATCAGGCTGGCTTACCAGAATGGGCTAAGTGGGAACGCAAAACTGGTAAGTCGATTTATTCAATGAAGGATATATCGGCGTATCAGCAAGCGGACTTCTTAGATCTTGCTTACTTTGCGTATAAGCGCGAAGCAGCTGGAAAGCCAACCAAACCTCAAGAGATTTGGGAGCTAACAGTTGAAGAGATGACGATTGGAGATGAAAGCCCAAAAGTTACGAGCCCGGAAGCATCAACCGACTAATAGTCGAGATAGCGATAGCAACTGGGATACCGATGACTTACTGGACAGACATCGACCAAGTCCTAACGGCGATAGAGATATTAAAGGAGCGTAACGGTGGCAGATGAGTTACCAATCAGTTACGACAAGCGCGAACTCCGCTCAATCATTACCGCTTTCAAAGCGATGGATGATGAAGCCGTTAGCCAAGCTAAACAAGAATCTAGCGCGCTGGCTACTTATGCAGCAAATGAAATCAAAGCCTATGCACTCACAAGGACTTTTGGTCAAGAAGCAGTTAGAAGAATTGCAACAGGCGTTAAAGTCTCGGCCAGCTCCAAAATCGGCGAGTTCTCTTACGGCTTTGCAAGTCAGCGCTTTTCTGGTGGCGGTAGCACACAAAAACTCTGGGCAGGTTATGAATTTGGATCTAATCGCTTGCGTCAGTTCCCGAGAAGAACACCAAGCAAAGGTCGCGGAAACGCTGGCTACTTTATCTACCCAACCCTTCGTAAGATTCAGCCTGAATTGATTAAAAAATGGCAAGAAGCATTCTCCAAGATATTGAAAGAGTGGGATAAGTAATGGCTGGCAGTAGAACACTTAAACTCTCGATTCTTGCTGATGTCGCTGACCTCAAGAAAAATCTTGATACTGGCTCTAAAGAAGTTGAAGGCTTTGGCGGTAAGTTAGAGAAGTTCGGCAAAGTCGCAGCAGCAGCCTTTGCAGCGGCAGCGGCAGCAGCAGCGGCTTATGCAGTCAAGTTAGCCGTTGATGGCGTTAAGGCAGCTATTGAAGATGAGGCTGCTCAGCTTCGTTTAGCCAATGCTCTCAAGAATGTTACTGCCGCTACTGACGCCCAGATTTCAGCAGTTGAGGAGCAGATACTTAAAACCTCTTTGGCTACTGGCGTTGCTGATGACCAGTTGCGTCCAGCGCTTCAGCGCCTAGCAACTGCCACAGGATCAGTAACTAAGTCTCAAGATTTATTAAACCTAGCCTTAGATATTTCAGCCGCTACTGGCAAAAGTGTTGAAACAGTATCTAATGCTCTAGGTAAAGCTTACGAAGGCAATACAAGCTCTCTAAGCCGTCTAGGTGTTGGCTTATCAACTGCCGAAATTAAGACTCTTGGATTAGAAGGCACAGTCAAGCAATTGGCAAATACTTTTGGCGGAGCTGCTACAGTCCAAGCTAATACTTTTGAAGGGCAAATCGCAAGACTTAAAGTGGGTTTTGATGAGGCCAAAGAATCAGTAGGAGCTGCTTTATTGCCTACCCTACAAAGGTTATTAGATTATTTTATTAACACAGTTATCCCTAAGTTTATAGAATTCAAGGATGCAGCACTTAAACCAGTTACGGATGCTATTGCAAGAAATAAAGAGTCATTAACTATTCTTTATAATTTTATTAAAGACTTCGTAGTTCCGGTATTAATTAATAACCTTGGCGGAGCACTTAGCTTTATCGGCAAAGTTGCTGGTGGTATCTTGGATGTTATTGGCGCAGTAGTTAATGGAATTAAGAGCGCAGTTAATTTCGCCATTGATGCAATAAATGTTCTTATTCGCGCCTATAATGCCGTCCCACTTCTGCCTAATGTATCTACTATTTCCAAGCCATCATTCTCAGCCCCCAGCACTCCTAGCAGCTCAACACTTCCAAAGATTGCTACTGCTCCAAGCCCAAGCATCGCAGCAGCTCCTAAGCCATCTACTACTCCAAGCGCTCCATCAGCTACTACTCCTAGCGCCCCCTCAACGCTAGTGCCAAGCGGTAATGCAATTCCATCTGGATTTAATGTTGCTGCCGTCAGAGCTGGAGAAGAACGCGGCAATGTTATAGTCAATGTAAATGCTCCATCAGCTATCGATGAAGAAGGATTTACCAGAGCAGTCATATTGGCGCTCAATAACTCAACTAATCGCGGAACTACTGGCGCTGGCGATCTAAGGACTTCGGCTCAAATCCTATGACGCTTTGGACTCCCGATTGGAAGATTCTAGTCAATGGCAGCGAATTAACCTCGGTTACTTTAAGCAACCTAACTATTACCTCTGGCCGTCAGGATATTAACTCACCTACTCCAGCAGGGTATTGCTCGCTAGAAGTAATAAATACCGATGGCACTAATTATGATTTTAGTATTAACACCGCAGTAACTATTGAAGTCAAAGATACTACTGGCGCTTATGTTTCTATTTTTGGCGGTCGCATTTCAGACTTAAGGCAAATCGTCAGAAGCGCAGGATCTAGCGCGGTAATTACTAGCCTTAGAATTACGGCTATTGGAGCTTTGGCTAGAACGCAAAGAGCAATATTTAATGGCAATTTAGCAGAAGGTTTAGACGGCGCGCAGATTAGCGACTTACTAGATGAGCTATTGCTATCGAGTTGGAATGAATTGCCACCAGCGGAAACTTGGGCAACTTACAATGCGACAGAGACTTGGGCTCAAGCTGGAAATATTGGCTTTGGGACAATTGACGCTGGCGAATATACGATGGTAAGCCGCCAGATTAGCGATAGCATTATTTACCCAATCATCAATCAAATCGCTAGCTCGGCTCTTGGTTATATGTATGAAGATGCCAACGGAAATATTAACTATGCTGATGCCAGCCATCGCCAAGATTATCTGATAGCCAATGGCTACACAGACTTAGACGCTTCTCACGCCATCGCTTCTGGCATTGGCGTAATCCAGCGCCAAGGGGATTTAAGCAATAAAATAATTATGGACTATGGCAACAATTTTAATAGCTCCTATACTGCTCAGGATTTAGACTCTCAAGCCGAATATGGCCTATTTGCCGAGCAATTTAATAGCTATCTAAAGAACGCGGCTGATGTCGAGGATGTAGCAGATCGTTTAATTGGTCTAAGAGCTTGGCCTCGAAATACCTTTCAATCGATTAGCTTTGCCTTGCAATCGCCAGAAATTGATGACGCTGATAGAAACGCCCTATTGAATATATTTATGGGTATGCCAGTCAGAATTACCAATCTGCCTCTCAATATCCTAGGTGGCGAATTTACTGGCTTTGTCGAAGGCTGGACTTTCAGCGCTTCGGTCTCAGGCTTATCAATCACCTTCTTAGCTACCCCAACAGAGTTCTCGGCTTTTGCCCAACAATGGGCTCAAGTCAATGCAGCTGAAAGCTGGAATAGTGTTCTTAATACGCTAGAATGGCAAGACGCGATAGGAGTTATTAGTTAATGGCCAATACAACGAATTACAACTGGGAAACGCCAGATGATACAGATTTAGTTAAGGATGGCGCAGCTGCCATTAGAACCCTTGGCAATTCAGTCGATACAACTACTAAGGCGCTAAATCCTGAAACAACGCTTGGAGATATTGCTTATCGCTCAGCGACCAGCAACACAAACACTAGATTAGCTATTGGCTCAGCAGGGCAAGTTTTAACAGTCGCAGCTGGAGTTCCAAGCT